TTTTCCTAGGGGTGACGACGCTCAGAGGCCAACTGCATATGCAGTATTGGGTATGACTAGATATAACATAAACTCAAAGGCCTTAGAAGTATGGGACGGGTTAACTTGGGCATCACCAGCTGGTTCAAGCGGTGCTGTATCTGAAACCACAGCCAACGATATTTCAGCATCATTTGCTATAATGTTAGGATAAAAATAAAATGCCAACCCTATTTAGACACGCAGTTACAACTTCAGTAGGCACTACACCAGTAGATGTGCTACAAATTCCTCTAGGTGTGCGAGCCACAGTAATTGGATGTAACATTGCCAACGTCACTGACTACGACACTGTGGTTGTTAACATGTATGTCGTAGATGAAAATTCTACACAAGCCACTTATGTGCGAGGTATTATTATAGCGCCTAATACCGCGGTCAAAGTTATTACACAGGGTGAAAAATTAATTCTACCTGCAACTTCGGGAATTCGTATTGAAACAGATACTGAAGACAGCGTAGACGTCACAATCAGTTATGTTGAAATATCATAAGGATATATTATGCCAAGTACATATTATTTAGGTCAAAGTCCAGATGAAGCACTAGGAGATTCTCCAAGATATTGGTACGCTCTGCGCAGAAATCAAGACGGCGAGTTGTTTCTTTTGAGAAGCGATCAACTCAAAGACAAAGACAGTATTGAATTAAATACCCCCGGAGGCCCATCTGAAAACTTTGAAGATTTTGAGCCGGGTGTTGATTACTTTGATGGCGTTCAATCAGATCACGAAGTGGAATACGATAATTTAGTATGGACACAATATCGTTGGGATAATAGAAACTTACTGTATTATGTTGATAATCAGGGAAGACTAACACAAAGAATAAATCAAGGATACACTTATCCTATCGGACATTCAAGTTAAAACGGAATAAATCATGGCAGAATTTAAGATCAGTAGAATTAGATATACATGGAGAAATGTGTGGACCACAACCACAGCATACAATCGAGACGATGTTGTTAGCTACGGTGGTTCGAGTTGGGTGTGTGTTAGACAGCATGCTGCTTCAACTTTCAACGCTGATCAAGCATATCTAGCAAATCCGGGTGATTCGTCACCAACACCAGCATGGATTAAAATGACCGACGGATATGCTTTCCGCGATGAATGGTTGCCATCTACGCTTTACAAATTAGGTGACGTTGTTATTAATGGCGGAAATTTATACCTATGTGTAACCAGCTACACATCGACCAGTATTTTTGATGAAGGGTTAGCAAACTGGACGGTATACAGTTCAGGTGATACTTTTAAACAGGACTGGACAGCAAATACACGATATGGTATCGGAGCTGTAGTAAGATACAATGGTATTGTCTATAGATGTATCGTCGGACACACTGCTTCTAATACGGCCAACGGTCTAGAACAGGATCAAACAAAATGGCAGGTATTTTTCCAAGGTGTGGAATATCGAGGACCGTGGGCAACTGGAATAAGATATCGAGTCAATGACCTCGTAAAATTTGGCGGAACTATATTTCGATGCAAGCAAGGCAATACCCCAGGCACAGACTCTACTCTAAATTTTGATCAAGATGAAAACTGGGAAATAGAATTTCCTGGATTTCAATATTCTGCAGAGTGGAACTCTACCACAGTCTACCAAATTGGTGACTTAGTTAAGCATGGCGGCTGGCTGTACTACAGTCTAACTAATAATTATGCCAGCAATCCCAGCAACAGTCAATATCAACTGGAGGATCGAACAAATCCGGTAGATTGGCAAATAGCTGCCAAAGGAATAAATTTCCGAGGCGAGTGGTCTGCAGATTCTTTATATAAAACTGGTGATGTAGTTCGTCGAGGCGGCAACGTATACGTTGCGTTATTAGACACTACCGACGACGGTAGCAGTTTAGATTACCTTGACAGTACAAACTGGGAATTACTGACTACAGGACAAAACTGGAGAAATTTCTGGCAACCAGCTCAAAGATATTCACCAAACGACCTAGTGATCTTTCTTGGCAGCACCTACTCCTGTAATCAAGAACACGATTCTGCGATTGACAATTATCCAGGAGACAATGGTTCTGGATATTTCTTCTGGGATTTAATTTTACAAGCAGGATCAGAATCAGGACTTAGCAAACGAGGAGATTTATTAACCTACGATCTAAGTAGAACTCTAACCGGAGACGGTAGCACATTTGGTCTAGCAGCAGTGAATATAAGCGATGAGCCTGGCCAACTATTATCAATTGACTCTGAAAACTCAGTCATCTATAGAAAGCACGGCGAAACAAATAGAGTAGTATATGTTGAGCTTGACGGGGTTGATGACACAACAGATCCCCAACGCGGAATAAGCCCTTACAAGCCATGGCGCACTGTGAGATTTGCCTGCGATCGAATGGATGACGGGTTCAGCGGAACCACCACAGTACATGTCGGTGCCGGCAAATTTGAAGAAATATTACCTATCATTGTGCCTGCAAGAACTGTGGTATTAGGGACTGAATTAAGAACCACGGTGATTTCAGCAGCCGGAGCTATACCAGCACTGGCATTGGACAGCACATATACCATCGCAGTACTGAATAGAATATCAGGAATAATTCAAGCGGTTATAGCAGGCACTGCTATCAACCCGCCAAAATCCACAGGAAATATTTTAAATCCAACTGTACTTACTGAAACAATAACAACCAATGTTTCGTTCGATCCACCACAGTTTGATCAATTTGCCAACGAAATCTATCAATCAACAACTGTAGAACAAAGACCAATTCCTACAAGTTCAGTAGCTGCTGTAGCAATACAAAGTAAAATTGTTAATATTATATCTTATATTAATTTTTATATAAATTCCACAGGAGTCAATCCTACATTGGTAGGAACTAACACAGCGGTATCTAGCACAGCATATGCTAATACTGTTTTAATGTTAGAAGCTAATAAAGAATTCTTAGCTGCTGAAGCAGTGGCATATATGAGAGTGACTTTTCCATCGTATAATTTTGACAGCGAATTATGTAAAAGAGATGTTCGTAGATATATAGATGCTTGGAAATATGATATTATCTATACTGGAAATTATAAATCTTTATTAGCAGCTCGATATTATAAAAATGCAGTACTCGGATCTGCAAGCGAAGACATGTTCTATTGCCGAGATGCAACTGGCGTGAGAAATTGCACATTAACAGGCCTGTCAGGATCGCTTAACCCGCCTGGCGTTGCGGATATCTTCAGATTGCCCACAGGCGGATCATTTGTGTCATTAGATCCGGGCTGGGGACCAGCTGATAATCGTACATGGATTATTAACCGAAGCCCGTACATTCAAGGTGTAACTACTTTTGGTACAGGGTGCGTTGGACAGAAGATCGATGGATTATTACACAATGGCGGCAATAAGTCTATAGTATCCAATGACTTTACGCAGGTTATTAGCGATGGTATCGGTGCTTGGGTCAAAGATAACGGCCGTGCAGAACTTGTTTCGGTGTTTACTTATTATGCTCACATCGGTTATCTAGCACAAGCGGGCGGTGTAATTCGTGCAACTAACGGTAATAATTCTTATGGCAGGTATGGAGCAATTGCTGACGGTGTTGATCTTACAGAAGTTCAACAGACAGCAGTAAGTTATACTAGAGCACAGCAGGCAATCGTTGCTAATGCATTTGCAGGTGATTTCGTTGACGAAATTCAAATTTTAGAATGGACCAATGCTGGGCAAGATTATTCTTCAGCAACTGCTGCATTTATTGGTGCAGGTGTTGGTGCAGAAGTATTGTTTGAAGAGTTTCGGGACGACGCAGTATTTGAAGCTAGAAGATTAGATGCCAGCACAACAATAACACAAAACATCGGCGGCGGCGGCTACACAATTATTCAAAATAATGCGCAAACAGGAACACTTACTTCGATTACTATCGCTACTAACGATCCTAACGAAGAAGAAAATTATCTAGGCATGCGTGTAGTACTAACCAGCGGACCAGGTACTGGTCAGTATGGGTACATTACTGCGTATAATAATGTTACCAAAGTTGTACAGGTAGCTAGAGAATCAGACAATCAGCCTGGTTGGGATCATGTTGTGCCAGGAAAACCATCAACCAATCCACTGACCACAGGTACCACTTATAGAATTGAGCCTAGAGTTATTTTTGATGCTCCGGAATATTCTGCTACACAGATCACAGTGCCTACCAACACATCTTGGACTGACATTGCCTACAGCGACACTACAGAAACATATACAAATCTAACAGGCGGCCCAGGAACAGGAACAGTTGTGGGCGATGACGGACTGGTACCTGAAGATGCAATCTTCAATGTTACAAAAACAGGAAGAAATTACACAATTTCCATAGTAGATGGCGGTGCAGGATATGAGTTTGGTCAGGAATTAATAATTCCAGGAGATGATCTTGGCGGGGAGACTCCGTTAAACGATTTAACAATTTTAATTACTGCGGTCAGTAACGATAGTACAAATTCAATCATATCTGCAGTGCAAAAAACATACGGTACTGGTGAAGACAACGAAGCTGCTGCTGGCAGATTTGTTGCTGTATCTTCCGGCGGAAGTGCAGCACTATACAGTTCAGACGGAGTCGATTGGACAGCGTTTAACATGCCAACTGCCGGCGACTGGAAATGTATAGCAGGCGGCAATAATAGATTTGTGGCTATTCGTACAAACAGTGCAGTAGCAGCCAGCTCTCTAGACGGAATCAATTGGGTTACAAGAGCCATGCCATCGTCGAGAGCTTGGAATTCTGTCGCATACGGTGGCGGAATATTTGTAGCAGTCGCTGGAAATTTAGACAGCGGTGCAATCAGTACTAACGGTACAACTTGGGCTTCGACAACATTACCAGACATCGGAGACTCAACGTTCAACGAGTGGGTTGATATCACATACGGTCGACAAACATTTGTAGCTCTATCAAACAGCGGAAATTTTGTAGCCACTGGAATATACAACAGCGAAACAAGCACTATTACGTGGACTGGTAGAGTCATGGATGTGATTGCTGACTCGACAAATAGATCTTGGCAGAGCATTGCTTATGGAAATAACAGATTTGTTGCAATTTCTAACACCGGTGAGGTTGGTTATAGTTTTGATGGTACAGCATGGTTACCTGCAACTATGCCAACACAAGACGGATCATCAAGACATAATTGGAAAAAAATAAGATATGCTCAAGGTGTGTTCTTCGCAGTAGGCGATACCGGGTCTCGAGCAGTGGGTGCAGACGCAACACTGGGCCCGACTACATATTCAGCCACATCGTTTGACGGAATAGTATGGACTCCGAGAACATTAGCATCTGAAGAATCTTGGGTATCAGTGGCATTCGGAAATCCATATAATGCAGCTAGAGATTCAACCATAGGAAAAGATACTCCGATGTGGGTAGCAATTTCTACAAATTCAAATAAGTTTAATAAAATTCAAACTGGCGCAAGAGCATTAGGTAGAGTTTCGGTGGTAGCTGGTCAGATATCTGAAATCAAGTTATGGGATCCAGGCTCCGGTTATACACAAGGCCCAACTGTGACTTTAGTAGATCCAAATAACACGTCGGATGTTAGAGTTCAAAGCAGAACAGCAGACGGTGTATTAACTAACCCAACATGGATTAATCGAGGTTTAGGATATCGTACAAATTCCACACGTATTACTATAACAGGCAACGGGTTTGCAGATGTAACGCCGTCTGGAAAATTTATAGTAATAAACGACTTAGACACATACCCAGGACCGGGAGCACAACTTAGTATTCAAGGGTTAGCATCAATATACACATTGGTATCAGTTACTCCTATTGGACAAACAGATCGAGGGTTGGCAGCATTGGTTAGAATAAGTCCAGAACTTCGAGTAAGAGACGATCTGCAACATCTTACACCGATAACAATCAGAACTAAATTTAGTCAATGCCGTATTACAGGACATGATTTCTTAGATATCGGCACAGGTAATTTTGAAGAAACAAATTATCCAGAATTATATTCAGGATTTTACACGCCAGCTCCAGAGAACGAAATTGTCGAAGAAGACGGCGGCCGTGTGTTTTACACAAGTACTGATCAATCGGGTAACTTCCGAACAGGTGAATTGTTTGCAGTTGAACAGGCCACAGGTACAGTAACAATTTCCGCTGATTTCTTTGACTTCAGTGGATTGACAGAATTACGACTAGGTGGTATTAGAGTAGGTGGCACTGGAGCAGTTGTTAGAGAATTCTCAACTGATCCGTTATTCACTGAAGACTCTAATAATATTGTACCGACACAAAGAGCTATCCGTGCATATCTTGCAGGAAGATTAAGTATTGGCGGTTCAGAAATTTCAGTAGGTAGCTTTATTGCAGGTACAGTAATAGTTGGACCTAGTAGAATCGGAAACGCAGCAAGCATAAAAAATATTGTCCCTGTGAGAGCCGATTTTGTCGGAACAGATGCAGGAGTGAGCGGTAGTATATTAGCGCAGACTATGTTTTACAAGTCGTTCTAAAAATTAACGGAATAAATATATAATACGGAGTAGAAAATGGCAGAATTTAAATTAGGTAGAATCAGATTTGTATGGAAAGACGAATGGCTTAATGGCACCGTCTACTATGTTGATGACGTAGTTAGAAATGGCGGAAAGACATACATTTGTCAAGTAGGTCATACCTCGGCTGCAGATTTTTATACCGATCTTGATTATTCCCCAACTAAGTGGAATCAAATGACCGATGGCCAAGAATGGCGCGGAGATTGGACTACCGGTACTTTTTATAAACAAAATGATGTGGTAAAATACGGCGGAGTTGTGTATATCTGTAATGATTCACACACTTCTGCAGCTACAACCGCTTCAGGATTAGAAGCTGATCAATCCAAGTGGGATGTATTTGCTGAAAGTATTGATTGGAAATCAGCTTGGACTGTAAACACTCGATACAAGGTAAATGATCTAATCAAATATGGCGGCTATACGTATGTGTGTAATACTGCCCATACATCTGCAGCCACAAGTACATTAGGATTAGAAGCTGATCAAGCCAAGTGGGACGAATTTAATCAAGGTTTAGAATACAAAGGCACATGGAGCGGCAGCTTTGTGGTTTACAAAGTAAACGACATTGTTAAACAAGGTGCAGGACTATGGATCTGTACAGCTAAACATGAGTCAACAGCCAGCTTTATTGCAGATAGTGCTACATATTGGAGCCAGTTTGTTGAAGGTCTTGAATTTGAAAATGCGTGGAATTCAGGTACAACTTATCAACCCGGTGATGTGGTTCGATACGGCGGTAATCAATACATTGCAAAAACCAATCACTTTAATGCAGTACCGAGTACCAGCACAACTAATTGGGATCTTTTCCAAGAAGGAATCGCATTTCAATCTGACTGGGTTAACACTACCTCATATAAAATTGGAGAAGTTGTCAGATACGGCGGCCACTCATATTTGGCCACAGCCGATTCTAGCGCAGCAACATATTCAGTTACCGCAGTAACAGCTTCAAACGATCGATTTACCATAGCCGATACTACAAATATTGTAGTAGGTATGACTATAAGATTCACTGGCTCTACATTTGGCAATGTATTCACAACTGCTAGATACTATGTTAGAACAGTGGGGACTGGATTTATTACAGTCAGCGCGACCAGCGGTGGCGCAACATTTAACATTACAGCAGATGCCAGCGGTACAATGACCGCTACGGTGTCGGCAGAACCCCCAAACGCAGCATATTGGTCAAGACTCAATGCTGGTATCAGCTGGCAAGGTCTGTGGTCAGACGATACAGAATATCGTATTGGTGATGCAATTCGATTTGGTTCAAACGCTTATATCTGCGTTCTAGCCCATAGATCCGAAGCTGATGACGGCTCTACAGTAGGAGCAGCAGGTGGCGGACAAGCGAATAGTCGACCAGATCAGGATACCTCAGGTACATACTGGAATCCGTTGTCTATTGGTACAGAAACATCTATATTAACAACACGCGGCGACTTGGTTTATTATGGCGGATCGGGTCCAACAAGATTGCCTATCGGACTCGAAGGGCAAGTCCTACGTGCGGGTGCAGATGATCCAGAGTGGGTAACTCTCGGAGCCACCGATCAAGTTTATTATGTAGCACCACACGGTGTTGACGCACCAGCTCCGATTCAAGGTAAGAGCTTAGACAAGCCATTTAAAACAATTCGATACGCTTGCGAACAAGTTGAAAAAGGCCCACGCAATCCAAATGCACAACGTCTATTAGAGATGAATCGTGTATTCATTCAACGTGAAGTAGGCGCCTGGATTGATTATCAAGTTACAAATGCCGGCGGTGCTGGAATTTGGAATGCCTTTGACTACGACGAAGCCAAGTGCGAACGAGATGTCGGATTTATTGTTGATCGTCTACAGTGGGATATCGGACACGGCGGCAATTTAAAGATACGTGCGGCGGCTCAGTCATTGTTAGGATTATTAAGCGAAGGACCATTTTCGACAGAAGAAGAAGATGCTCCGTATGCCACACTATCATCTGAGAGAGAACAGGGAATTGCAGCATATAATTACATGCTAACTGTTGTTGATGCAGTGTTGGATAATAGAGCTCCAACAGTAGTTTATCAAACCCTTGCGCTTGATTCAGCAGCAATAGCTGATCAGTTTATCGATACTGATGTAGTTGCTGAAACAGGAGTTATGACAGATATTACAGCACTGGTTACTATTATAACTGATGCATTAGCTAATCCTACGCAAACAGGTACGCTACCTACTATCCCAACAAGATATGTTCCGTTCACACTAATCAGTGTAGCAACTGGACGATATCGTGAAACATTACCGATCATTGTACCAGCTTATACCTGTGTACAAGGTGACGAGTTACGTTCTACAAATACAGGCCCTGCAGGCAGTCAAGTTGATATTTCAGATAGTTACTACAGTATTGATACATTTAACCGTGTAGAATCAATTGTTGGCAGCATTGTTACTGGTGCTACTGTAACTCCAACTTCTGGAAACACTGAGACACAAAGTCAAGAGTGGCCATTTGCTACTGCTGCTGAAACAACAGCGGTTACTGATCTAGTCGAAGTGATGAAACAACAGGCTGATCATCGTCTAAGCACTATGCATGTTGCAACACTTACAGATCCTGTAGGATATAATGTTGGATACTTAGCTGGGTACGGAGATGCAAGGAAATTAATTAAAGAAAACAAACGATTCCTACAAGAAGAAGTTGTTAGCTATATTAATACTACCTACAGCCAATTAGAAGTAGTTGGATCAATCAGCGGAAATACACTAACAGTATCGTCTGTGGTTAGTGGTGTGGTAACAGTTAACTCTGTGATTAGAGGACAAAACATTGTTACTGGCACTGTAATTGATGAGCAGATTTCGGGTACCACTGGAGGTGCTGGAACATATCGGGTAAACACCATTCAAACAGTTGCTTCTACAACTATTAAAGCAGATACACATTACTCTAGAACAAAGACTCGCAGAGATGCAGGCTATATAATCGATGCAGTGATTTATGATTTGACCTACGGCGGAAATGCGCAAAGCGTATCTGCTGGCCTAGCATATTTTGACGGGGATAACGCAGACAGTACTATCGCAACAGCTCAGCTGCCAGCATCAATCAAATCTGCTACGCTGGGCACTATTAGCTTCTTGAAAACAAGAATGCAATCTGTGGCTACTGGTGGATCATTTACTGCATTACAAAATACAATACCTCGATATACTGACACTGTGGGCAGTGCTGGTGCATCGACTTTAATCGGTAATAACGTAGATGCTATTATAGCAATCATAACATCAGGACCTGGCGCAGTGGGTACAACAGTAACGTTAACTGATCCTGCAACAACCAATGGGGTGAGTTCTACCACAGCATTAATTTCAGCATATTCAACGCTAAACGCTGCGGCCTCAACTATTCGATCAAATACAATATCGTATATCAATGCTACGTATCCAACATTAGTCTACGACACTGCCAAGTGTTCTAGAGATGTAGGTACTATTTTAAAAGCAGTCGGCTACGATTTTATGTTAGGAAACACTGCCAGCATCGGTGAGTTTACCAACTACCAATCTTTAAAAGCAGCACACTCATACTTGAGACCTAATGCTGGCGATGTGTATACTCTAGGACAGAAAACTGTTACTATTGCAGCGTTAGAATATGCTCGCACACAGGCCATAGCCAACGTTGGAGGTGATGCCACTGCGATCGCAAGAATCAACGTACTGATGGAGTTGATCAAGAACATCATCTACGGTGCAACAAATGAAGGCGATGTTTGCTCAACAGAACTACGCACTAGAGATTATGCAATTCTACAATTAGAGCGTAATCGAGCATTTATCGCAGCTGAAGTTAGTGCTTACATTGCAGCAACCTATGCCGGAACCGTCACAGCATCTAATACAACTACCGACATATTTACAATTGGTAGCACAAGTTGGATGAAACGAAATGTTGCTATTAAATTTACCGGAACAGTATTTGGCGGCGTAGTTGCTGGAACAACATACTATGTTCAGAATGTTGTTAGTTCTACAACATTTACTATTGCTGCTACAAGAAACGCCACAACTGCATTTAATTTAACAACTGTAGCAAGCGGTTCAATGTCAGTGGCACTGGTCTATAATCAGGCATCATGCTTGCGTGATGTCGGTACATATATTGATGCACTAAAGTGGGATTTAAAATACACTTCAAATTATAAATCACGCTATGTAGCTCGTTACTATGCAAATGCTGTACTAGGCAGTCAAGAAGAAGACATGTATTATCTACGCGATGGTTGCGGATTACGTGATCAAACTATGGAAGGACTAAACGGCGATTTACTGCCGCCAAACAGTTACGGTACAAGCCGTGTATCTGCTGGTGCTTATGCAAGTCTAGACCCGGGCTGGGGCCCAGATGACTTCCGTACATGGATTGTCAGTCGCTCGCCGTACGTACAAGGACTAACAACATTCGGTAATGCAGCTATTGGTCAAAAGATTGACGGTGCTCTACATAATGGTGGTAACGATTCGATCGTATCCAACGACTTTACACAAGTTATCAGTGACGGTATCGGTGCATGGGTAGCAAACAATGGACGTGCAGAACTTGTTTCTGTGTTCACTTATTACTCACACATCGGTTATCTATCAACAGAGGGTGGTCGTATTCGTGGTACCAACGGCAACAACTCATACGGAGATTTTGGCTCTGTAGCAGAAGGGTTTGACTCAACCGAAACTCCTAACACAGGTGTAGTGGATAACAAATTCCAGTTTGTGGCCACAGTGGGCAATGTAACCACAGACGGCGCTGGGTTCCTTGGATTGGAATTTGAGAATGCAGGCGTCGATTACACTGAAGCAGAATTTACTCTTACAGGTGGTGGAATAAACGCTGCTGCCGAAGCTAACGAAATTCGAGATGATGCTGTTTACCAAGTTAGATTGCTACAATTAGCAGCAGACGGCAGTGATGGCGAGTATGGAGGACAAGGATATCTTACAAATTCTAACACAGCTCAGGGAGGCGGCGCATCGTCGATTACTCTAGCAGCCACTGACCCAGAATCCAGCACTGCTTACATTGGTATGAAAGTGGTAATCACTGGCGGAGCAGGTGTTGGACAGTTTGCTATCATTAACACATATAATTCTGGTACTAAACTTGCAGGTGTAGTTCAAGAATCCACAGGATCAGCAGGATGGGATCATTTTGTAGCAGGGACTGCAATTGTTAATCCTGATGCAAGTTCAACATATACTGTTGAACCAAGAGTGACATTTACCGCTCCCGCATATGCATCAGCGGCAGGCACTGGATTACCAACCGCAGGCAACTATACCGCAATTGGGTATGCGCCTGCTGTACAAACGTACCTCGCAGCGGCCACTACTGGTGGTAGCGGTACAGGAGCCACGTTTAATGTAATCAAGAAAGGTACCAAATATATTGTCACAGTGGCCGCAGGAGGCACTGGATATACAAGATTAGGCGTTCTTACTATTGCGGGTACAAGTCTAGGCGGCGCAAGCACAGCCAACGATATAACACTAACAATAACTTCGATTAATTCTGTAACCGGAGCAGTTACAGCAGTTGATCACGTAGGGGTAGGCCAAGGCGGGAATTATGTTGCACTGTTGTCGGGATCTAGTACCGCAGTAACTTCTATCGGCGGCACTTGGGGCACACAGACATTACCAGTCAGTCGAAACTGGACTGCTCTAGCAGCCGGTCAAGATTTAACAGCAATTGCAGCTGCTTCACTGGTAGCAAACACTGCTTACAAGATTGTTTCACTGGGTGATTCTGTATTCAGTGCAGTGGGAGCAGAAAACAACTTTGTTGGTCAAACATTTATTGCTACAGGAGCTACATCAGGAACTGGTACAGTCGTAGCAATTAATTCTGTAATGGTAGCAATTGCTACAGGTTCTAATAGTACTATACGTTCAACCAATGGTGGAATTACGTGGGGTAGCGGAGGAAATCTTCCAAGTTCGACTACATGGGTCAGCGTTGCTTACGGCAACGGACGTTGGGTAGCCGTGGCTTCGGGAGGTACTGCGAATGCATATTCCACAGATGGCGGCCAAACATGGGCTTCGGGTGCAGCACTACCAGCAAGTACAACTTGGACCAGTGTTGCGTATGGCGGTGGAAAATTTGTTGCAGTAGCAAGCGGAGGCACACAGGCTGCAAGCTCAACAGATGGCGGCCTAACATGGGGTTCTAGAACACTGCCTTCAAGCACAAACTGGAGCAGTGTAGCATTTGGTAATAATAGATTTGTTGCAGTATCTAGTACCAGCGGCACAGCAGCAGCCTACAGCTTAAACGGTGTTGACTGGACAGCCAGCACTATTACCAGCGCAGCGTATTTGTCTATCACATACGGCCAAGGAACGTTCCTGGCAGTAGGTGCATCAACAACTGCCGCAAGCAGCCCAGACGGAGTTGTATGGACTTCAAGAACCATCAGCACCAGCGACAGTTCAGGAGTTGCATTTGGTAATGTTAATAGAACTGGAAAATTTATCACTATCAGTAATACCGGAGCAACTAATGCCAGCGTAATCACTCTTGGGGCAACTGCTCGAGCAAGAGCATCGGTGGCCAACGGTAAGATATTTTCAGTTAGGGTGTTAGAACCTGGTTCTAGTTATGCATCAGCACCGACGATGACCATTGTTGATCCTAACAATACCTATGAAGCACCGTTTACAGTTAGAACAGGCGACGGTGTATTAGCCAATCCGACCTTTACTAATCGCGGCACACAGTATGAAACAGCTTCTGCAGAAATTTTGCGAGGCGACGGATATGCTGATAACTTCCAATCTGGATCGTTTATTGCATGCCGTAGACTGCAATCTAGACCAGTACCTGGCTCAAACGTGGTATTCGGCAATTTACCAGATAGAACTTTCAAACTGGTTAATGTGATCACGTTCCGAGGCAGTCTCGACGGATCGTACACTGGATTCTTACAGGTCAGTCCAGCACTTACCATCTCAGAAGCTCCGAGTCATTTAGATTCTGCTTCTCTAAGATTGCGTTACAGTCAGGTTCGATTAACTGGACACGATTTCTTAGACATTGGTACAGGAAGTTTTGTAGAATCAAACTACCCAGGTACTCCTCTACAAAATCCAATTCCTGCGAATGAAACAGTAGACAACAACGGCGGACGAGTATTCTTTACAGCCACAGACCAAGACGGTAACTTCCGAGTTGGTGATTTGTTTGCCATTGAACAGTCCACTGGTATTGCTACATTAAATGCTGATGCATTTAATATTTCAGGGCTACAAGAACTTAATTTAGGCAACGTTACACTTGGCGGTGGATCTGCAACAGTTACTGAATTTTCAACAGACCCATTCTTTACTGCAGATTCAGATAACATTGTGCCAACTCAACGAGCAATCAAAGCATTTATTGCAAGCCAAATTGGTGGAGGCGGTGCTTCACTGAACGTTAACTCAGTAACTGCTGGTTCTGTGTTTATCAGCAGCAATGTGATAACCACAGTTACTGGAACACCAATTACTATGAATGCAACCTTCGAATTCCGCGGCGGAGTTACTGGGTATCCTTTAGCATTCAACTTCTTTTTAAACTAAATACAACGGAGAAATAAATTATGGCAACAGGAAGATTAGGAACAGCAGATCTAGCAGCAGCAACAAATACTACATTGTATACCGTGCCTGTTGATACGTTTGCAGTAGTAACAGTTAGTATATGTAATCGCGGCGCATCACCGTGTACCGTTCAACTTGCAATATGCGATACTGCAACACCAGGAGGAGACGAATATCTAGAATTTGACACATCGTTGTCAGCAAAAGGTGTTTTAGAGCGCACTGGTGTTGTAATAGATGCAGGTAAATTGCTGGTGGTAAGATCCAGTGCTACAAGCGTAAATGCTGTGGTCTACGGTATCGAAACAACTACAGCTTAATAAAAGGACGAGATCATGGCAAGAAAAGTATCAGGCGGACTAACAGGATCACCTAGCGTAGGAGCACTTAACATAGCTCCGACGGCTGTGGTTACCGCCGCAGACGATCAAAATATTACTCTAAGTCCCGCAGGAACTGGAATGCTAATGATAACTGCTAATGCGCAATTACAAGCACAGGCAGATTTGAGATGGGCAGATGCTGACAGTACAAATTGGGTGGCTTTTCAAGCCCCAGCTACTATCACTTCAAACATAACATGGACTCTACCTGCTACTGATGGAACTACAGGTCAGTTTTTATCGACAAACGCATCAGGAACACTAAGTTGGGCCAGTGGCAGTTTGAGTTTAACTGATCAAACAGCATCAGCGTCCACACATTATCCGTTGATTACTACGGCATCTAGCGGCACAGTAACATCGGCTAATGTAAGTTCGACAAAATTTACATTCCAGCCAAGCACTGGAACACTCAGTTCAACAATTTTTACTGAAACATCCAGCATTGCTTTAAAAGAAAATTTTACTCCAATTGACGATGCTCTAGAAAAAATACTTCAGCTGACTGCTTGGATTTATGATCGTAAAGACGGTTCTCAGAAACAAGAAGCTGGCCTAGTTGTTGAACAGGTATATCCAATTATTCCAAACGTTGTTACATTAGATGAAAATGGAAAACCTTCAAGTATCAATTATTCTCGATTCTCAGCATATTTGATCGAAGCGATCAAATCATTAAAAATTGAGATTGACGAGATCAAGGGTGTAAAATAATATGGCAAACCTCCAAGCAAGTTCGTTTACCGATCTTACTTTACCGAGTGGCACCACTGCGCAACGTCCAGCAAGTCCGACGCTTGGAATGGTCCGTTATAATACCACTATTAGTTTATTAGAGTACTACGACGGAACTAATTGGAGACCAGTAACTGGGTACAGTGCTGGAACGATCGGCAGCGGCGGAACAATTACCAAAGTCAACAACAACATTGTTCATACATTCACAACAGTCGGTAGCGCAACCTTTACACCTTCGTTTACTGGATACGTACAAGTATTAGTAGTCGCTGGCGGAGCAGGCCCAGGCGGCGGCTGGGGTGGCGGCGGCGGTGGCGGTGGCATGCTATTCAATCGTGCATTCCCTGTTAGCGCCGGAACAGCATATCCGCTAACTGTCGGAAATGGCGGAGCGAGGGGAACTCAAGCAAATGGCGGCAACAGCGCATTCAGTACAATTACGGCTAATGGTGGTGGCCATGCGGGAACTTGGGATCAACAAACTCCCGGTAATCCAGGAGGAAGCGGCGGTGGCGGCGCAAACACATCTATTGACAGTAGCCGACTGCGAGTGTTTGGTGGCTTAGGCATTACTGGACAGGGATTTCCCGGCGGCTCAGGAGTACGTTTCAACGATGACAGCGAAAATACACACAATGGTGGCGGTGGCGGTGGTGCGGGTGGCCCAGGATGGGCGAGTCAAGACGAAAATCAACAACAGGCCACACATGGAGGCCCAGGAGCTGCCAGTGATATTCTAGGCGATATATTGTACTGGGGTGGAGGCGGAGCCAGCGGACCGCATATCTGCGACGGAGGTGGCGGCGACGGTGGTGTTGGAGGAGGTGGCGGTGGAGCTGCTCACTATGTTCCGGGATTTCCTCGAGTTGGAAACGGCCACGGTGGTGGACAGGCACTAAACAAAGGACAACCAGCAACTAATAACGACGGTCATGCTAGATACGGCGGCGATGGTGGTGCTAATACCGGAGGTGGTGGTGGCAACGGCGGATCAACACACGGTGGTGGTGGTTCTGGTATAGTTGTGGTAAGATATTAAAGAGAAGAATATAAATGGCAACGTTTCTAAATACAACAATTAATGATACTGGATTTATTACTATCCCGGGAGGCAATACAGCCCAACGGCCTAGTCCTACTCCTGGAATGATTCGACTTAATAATACTAACAATTTATTAGAATTCTATGATGCAACAGGTTGGAGACCGATTACTGGAGTCAGCAAAGGATCTATAGGAACTGGCGGAAATCAAATTTTGTATGCTGGATCAAATATCGGTCGAGCTCAGGGCGTTGTTCATATGTTTACCGCAGTTGGTAATCAAACATTTACTCCTGCATTTTCCGGAACAGTTGAAGTTCTAGTAATCGGAGGTGGAGCATCGGGTGGAGGTCACCTTGGAGGTGGCGGCGCTGGCGGCGGTATGATCTACAACAGAGCATTTCCGGTCAGCTCAGGAACCAATTATTCTATAACAGTAGGTAATGGGGGCGCAGCTAACACATACGGACAAAGTCCTCCATCTTATACTGGAGGCAATAGTGTGTTTTCTACTATCACTGCCAACGGTGGTGGCGGTGGTGGAAGTTGGGACGGCGCAGCAGCGGCCTCTGGAGGGTCAGGCGGCGGTGGAACTACCAGTAGTCAAGGGTCAGGATCCAACAATCACACTGGTCCTAACGACAGTCGAAACACCTGTATGGGCGGTAGAGGAATTTCTGGACAAGGGTTTCCAGGTGGTTCGGGCATTAGATTTAACCGTCAAACTGACAACAGTCATAAAGCTGGTGGCGGTGGCGGTGCAGGCGGCCCAGGATTTAGTTCCGAAGACGACTGCCACGAAGGACGTATGGGAGAAGGCGGCCCCGGAGCAGCCAATGACATTCTAGGTTATACCCTATATTGGGCAGGCGGCGGCGGTGGTGCCTGCCACCAAGGAAACACCACTGTTGGGTCAAGTGGCGGTATCGGTGGTGGCGGTGGCGGAACTATGAATCATGGCGGGCCACGCCACCCAACTTCGGCTGTTAGTAGCAGTGGTGGCGGCCAAGCATTAAACAGTGGCGGTGGTGTTACTACCAGCGGATATGAAGGCGGAACAGCCGGCGAAAATACCGGCGGTGGTTCAGGTGGCGCATACGGTTCTGCAAAAATTGGCGGTACTGGCATTGTGATCGTTAGATATTAAGAGAATATACAAATATGGCAACGTTAAAAAATACTATAATCAATGCAACATCAGCATTAACAGGGCCGACTAACGCTACCAGTACAGCTATCGGAACTGGAAAAATTCGATACAACACTACTAACAGCCAGAACACTTTAGAATTTTATGACGGAACTGCTTGGCGCCCAGTTACAGGATACAGTCAAGGAACAGTAGGTACGGGTGGTCAGACTATTTCATACGTGTTGGGAAATATTGTGCATCTGTTTACCACAGTGGGCGGTCACACATTTACACCGGCTCATACAGGAACTGTGCAGGTTTTAGTAGTAGGCGGCGGTGCCGCCAGCGGATATGATTGGGCAGGTGGTGGCGGTGGTGGTGGAGTTATTGTTAACCGCAGTTTTCCTGTTAGTGCCGGAACCGGATATACTGTAACAGTCGGTGATGGATCAAAACAATACGACGGTGGGGGCTCGCCATCAGGTCCCACAGTGTCTGCAGCAAACGGCGGAAGCTCAGTATTTTCAACTATTACTGCGTCCGGCGGCGGCGGCGGCGGATCGTGGCAACCTAGTTCTCCAGCATCTATGGATAACGGAAGAACTGGTGGACGAACCGGCGCATCCGGCGGCGGCGGTTCTAATACCGGTGACGGTGTTGATAGTCGTCAGCGCAACTATGGTGGCAGCGGAATTGATGGTCAAGGATATCCAGGTGGGTCGGGAGTACGATTTAACGTAGACACCGAGAACACTCACCAAGGCGGAGCGGGAGGCGGAGCGGGAGGCCCCGGCGCAAGTGCTCCTGACGGTCGTCAGCGTTATCGCTCATCATTTAGGGGTGATCAAATCGCCGGAGGTCCCGGCCGCGCAACAGATATACTAGGAGGCACGCTATACTTTGGTGGCGGTGGTGCAGGCGGCGGACATTTAGGCTGGAACGTTAATGGTGCAGCTGGCGGTATCGGCGGTGGTGGGGGTGGTAGTTTCCACCATAGCGGACCCTACGGCGGTGATAGAAAATTTGGCCAAGGCGGAGGCCAGTCATTAAACAATGGCACTGATGGATTTGCCACAGCACGTGGCGGCGAAGGCGGAGCTAATACCGGAGGCGGTGGCGGAGGTGGCCAACACGGTCGTAATGGCGGATCCGGAGTAGTTATTATTAAGTATTAATCTTTATAGAAAGTATCTTTAAGATACTGATATAACGAAGGGGCTGTTTCTACAGCCTTTTTCCATTTTGTTTTCTTCTGTTCGAGTTTTTGAATCACAATAGAAAACTCTTGTTTAAGATCTGTACCAACAGGAAAGATGTGATTTAATAATGCGATATCGTTAGCATTCCAATTCATCCCTGCCGCTAAACAATTAATGCCTGGGTCTTCTTGAAAATATCTCACAAAGTTTTTTTGATACATTGTTTGATAGTATAGACCCTGTGTTTGTAAATTATTAACTGTAGATGATAATTTAACGTAAGAGCGTTTTCCAATATCTCGCCAATATTCCGAATCGTCGCGATGACTTAGTGCATAGTGCATTGAAACAAAATGTGCCCAATAGTTGAATTCGTCTTCGCATTTTAAATTAAACTCATCTCGATCCCACTGACTTACGCTACCACGCAACAGCACACTACACAATGTTCGAGCAAATTCGTGTGTAGTAAGCAGCCCTGTGCTTTCTAATGGTTCGATAAATGCAGCACTTAGTCCTAAAGCAACAACATTTTTTTCCCATAAACGTTCATGAATGCCTACACGCATTTTTATATCTCTAAATTCACAATCGGTTGGATCAAGCCCTTTAGAAACTAGATGTTGTATAAAATCTGTTTTGGCTTGTTCCGGAGTTATGTATTTGTCGCTGTACACATAGCCTGTACCAATTCTTGACCATAACGGAATATTCCAAACCCAACCGTTGTCTAGTGCTGTGCAGTCTGTTACAGCATTCAGTTGAGATTCTTTATCAGTGTAATTAATTCTTGTAGCCCAAGCTCGATTGTTGGGCAGAAGATTTTCATAACTTTTAAATGGAACCTGTAATGCTTCTCCTAACAGCATAGATTTAAATCCAGTGCAGTCAACGAATAAATCGCCTGTGATTATTTCGCCGTTGTCCAATGTCAACGATGTGATCCCTGTTTCGTTTGTACCAACATCAACGACTTCTGCAGCAACGTGTACAACTCCTCGAGGCTTGCAATGTTGATCACGCAACCAAATGCCTAGTTTTGCTGCATCAAAATGAAATGCAGTATCATTATAAAAATTAAAATTATCTAATTCTATATTGTCAACGCTGATCTTATTAGCATTGACCAATGCCATTTGGGAATAATAACAATTAACATAATCATCTGTTGATGTTTCTGGATACAATGCTTTTTTAATAAACCAATCATCTTTGAGATGTAGATTTCCAGTCAAACAAGGAAGGCCAAATGGATAATACCAAGTACCTGTATCTTTACTATAAAAGTTATTAAACTTAATGGCGAGTTTATATGACGCATCAGTGGCTTTCATAAAATCGCGATCAGTTATTCCGACCATCCTAAGCCATCCGCGAATTCCTCCCACGGTGCTTTCGCCAACTCCTACAGTAGGAATACTAGGAGATTCGATGACTGTGATATTTTTATCTTTTAATTGCGTGACTAGAGATGCAGCAACAATCCAACCTGCACTGCCTCCTCCAACAATTACAATATTTTTAATTTTTTGGCTCATAAGGACACTGTTTTATTCTTTCTTCTTTCAATGAAGTGTATCTGTCATCGAGTGGTCTAAAGGTATCGGCCTGTCTAATATTGTTGCATAATTTAATTTCTTCCCAAGGAGTAGAACTTGGCACTAACTTGATCAGTTGATCTGAGTGAAATTTAAAGTATGCTATAGCATCGCCTTTTTTAATAACTATTTTTTCTTGGTTTGATCTAATTTCAAATACCAGCTCAACAGGTCTAGTCCACTTGCTGATATTAAATTCTCCTGGAATTACTGCGGTTTTTTCAGTAAATTCGTTATGATGCATAAACGCAGGCAATACCTGCATCAGCACAGATTCGTCGCTGGTAAAAACATTAAGCCAGTCTATCCCAATAAGAGGAAATGGATTGGTTTCACTGTTATAATCTTCTAAAAATCGAGTATCGATTAGGTTGTCAAATACTTCTTGAGTTAAATTTATACTGGTTACTGCTCTATTAGAATCAGTAATAGCGATGTCTAATGTAATATCAAACGGTGCTAAGAAAACAAATGTATTTTTTAAAAAATCAGTATGTGCAGGGCATTTTAAAAAAGTCGATCCTTTTCTAGTAGTCGCTATAATTTTTGTTAAATTTTTGTAAGGGTAGGTATCATCAAGTAGAGATTTCACACAATCTAAATGATCAGTGTCCCATTGATGACTTGTGATAAAAGACCAGCGAACTATTTTCATAGTTTAGTCAGCTCTGCGATACGGTCAACCTCCTTGCTGTGAGGCCTACTCCATATATGCCGATTCTTTTCGTGCTCGATATAATTTTTAACCAACAACTCGGCAGCTATGTCGTCGGAAATTGACAAATTTCGATTAGCTGGTTGATATCCCAGCTGTATCAACATCAAACTCCAATTAGACCCCCCAAACATATAATTGTATTTTCCTGCATTAGGAACTGATATGTTTGAGTTGCTAAGTTCTTCAATAAAATGATTCATCCTGCTAGAAGGTTGAAATTTAGCATTGACCCAATTCCAAAATTTACTAGAACGAGAACTATTAGCATAATGCATGCTGACAAAATCCACACAGTCTTCAAATAATATTTTCATCTGTAGATTAAAATTAGTTCTATCGATATCACTAAAACGTCTTTCATAGATCGCACTGTTTAATTGTCCTATACCGTAGGTGATTAATCCGATGCCTGTGCTTTCTAACGGTTCAATAAAACCAGCACTTAGCCCGATACTTACAACATTGCCAGCCCACTGATCTTCATTATAAAACGGGTCCCAATCTATAACTCTGATGTTTTCTTTTTTAATTCGATTGTCCCAGTGATCAACAAAATAGTCTTTGGCTTCGTCAATGTCTGTGATATCACGATTGAATACCATACCGCTACCGATTCTAGATGCTACTCCAATTTTCCAGATCCATCCGTGATCGACCGCCTCACATTCTGCATACGGTTTAAACTCAGCTGCACGATTTTGATACGGGATCGGACATGCAATTGCAGTGTTCACAAAAAGTCGATCGCTAAGGTCAATTCGGTTAGTAGGCTTACGCAACACATTTTTAAATCCAGTGCAATCGATGTACAGATCACTTTGTATTAATTCTTTATTTTTTAATTCTAAAGATTCTATAGCATTCGAGTCTGTGTAGTTGACTTTCATTACATCAGAACGAATAATGTTGATTTTATCTTTTAATTTTTCCTGCAAAAATACAACTAACTTTCCGCAATCGACATGAAACGCATAATTATCGATGCTGTTAGCATCCAACGCATTATAATCTATTGATACATCATAGCAGGACAGTGCATATTTTTTAAAATCCAGATGTTGATTGCATGACCAACTATCCCAAACATTAACGCTGTTGCGTAGTTTTCGGTTGCCCTTATAAAACGGATGCCAAATATTGTCGTTAGGATGCCGCCAATTAGAAAATAATATTCCAGACTTGTATCCGGTGTCCAATGCAGAAAACCAATCTTCTATTTTAAAACCACATTCTTCCATGAAAGGTTTGAAACTTAACAGTGTAGCTTCACCTACGCCAATTGGGGTTCCTATTTCTTTATCAACCACTGTTATCTTAATATCTGGTTGATTTTTGTACAGATATGCCGCGGCGAGCCACCCGCTGGTTCCGCCTCCTACAATGGTTATACTAGACACGTTCATATATTTCCTCAGACTTGATGTAATGTACTTATATTTTTTTTGATGGCCGCTGTTAATTTCATAAATATCGCAATATGATACAGATTATCGATGACTTTATATCAGCTGATTTTCAAGAAGAGATTAAACACACGCTGCTTGGGCATAGTTTCCCATGGTACTTTACTGAAGATATTACTTTTGGAAAATCTCTAGTCGAATCTCAAAATCTAGGCCAGCCTCATCCTGCTCACGCACATCTATTTTGTAGGAACAAGAAGCCTACAAGCAACTACTTTGACCTAGTACTGCCGTTAGCACATTTTGGAGCATCGGCAGCAAATTTTAAATTTAATAATGTTGTGCAGTGCAGGAGTTTTTTGCAGTATCCGTTAAGCAATGATTTTTTAGAGAAGAATATAGATAAACTGCATATTGATTTACCGTACGACCATTTGGTGGTATTATATTACGTCATCGATTCCGACGGAGACACATTAATTGTTGATAAAGTTAGAAAAGGCAACATCGAAGAATATCATCATAGTGCCGAGGATTACAAAATACTGCAACGAGTAAAGCCAAAACAAGGTCGAGCAGTGATATTTGATGGTAAGTATTATCATACCGCAGAACAACCATCAACGAATATGCGTTGTATTATTAATTTTGATATCGTATAATGATCAACAGTAAAATACATGTAATAGATAACTTTTTACCAGACCTTGAATTTTTAAAATTACAAGAACATGTACTGTCGGTTAATTTTCCTTGGTTCTATTGCGAACATGTATCACTGGCGCCTGAAGACAATGTAATTCAAGATCCGTTAGCAGTCGAGACTGATGGGTTCCATCATATTTTTTATGATAAAGAATACAAAGTTCAGAGTTTTACCTATGACTATCTAGATAATTTTTTAAAACGATTGGAAGAATCTCTAGGTTTTACACAAGAACATCTTGTGAGATTCAGGGCCAGTATGAAAAGTCCTAAAGTTAATTTTACTGAAAAAAATTACAACTTGCCCCATGTGGATTATTTTTTTCCTCATGAGACCATGATATATTACCTCAACGACTCAGACGGCGATACTCGTATATTTGATCAAGAGTTTGAAGCCACAACGAATAATTTTGGAATCGGTCACCACGATACATTCACAACAAAACATCAAATAACTCCAAAAGCCAATCGATTACTTTGGTTTAACGGTTTTAGGTATCACACAGCCAGCAACCCAATAAATTCTAATAGAAGAGTTATCCTTAACATTAATTTACTACCACGATGAGATTAGATCACCTGTTTCCAATTCCTATTGTTAGAATATCCGTCGATCCGTCGATGGTTGAGAACACGCGATCTCTAGTCAATCAATATATAGATTCTGAAAAACTCATAAGCCCGGACACTGCCCATACCGAATTGTTGACTACGTTTTATGACAGTAAGGATTTTTTAGGTAAGCTAAACGACCGATCTCTTTTAAACTTTATAAATGCTAAATCAAGAGAATTTTTAAATCTTCGAGGATTTGATCCGAAGTGTTATTTAGAAATAACTTCGTGGCTACAGCTATATCCGCCCGGAACACATTTTAATAAACATGATCACTACGGCGCAATTATCAGCGGTGTTTTATATTTAGAAACACCGCCTGGCTGTGGCAATATAAGATTTTATAATCCAAACACTGGACGCAGAGCAACTGATGTATTTTTTGATCGAATAAAGATAACATCAAATGAATACAACTACAGTTATGTCGAATATACTCCGATAAAAGGTGAAATGATAATGTTTGAATCTTGGCTAGAACACTCAGTTGATATGAATGTAGCAACTGAAAATAGAATTGCAATTTCTTTTAATATTTGGGGAGATACACATGCCCAAAGTTGAAATGTGGTTTCCTGTTGCAGTATATCAGGAAGATAATTTAATTTCTCAAGAAGAAAATACAGAATTAGTAAACTATTCGTTGGAACTTCGAAAAAAGGTTCCATCTGGCGGAGAAGATTGGTATGGTGATACGTACAATACTCATGGCACATACGATCTTAGAAAAGATATCAAATTTCGACCACTATTAAATTTGATATCGATGCATGCAAACAATTTTGCTAAAATGCATAACTCCGATGCCAGCTACGAGATCAGTTATGCATGGCTTAACATCAATACCGAAAACACCTATCAAGAATTACATACGCATAACAGTGCTATTTTTAGTTGTTCTTATTATCTGTCTGCTCCGTCTGGCAGCGGCGGAATAGTGTTTGAGGATCCTAAAGAACCTGATATGTTTCCATTAAAGGCAATCGGGGAGAAAAATTCTTTAAGTTTCACTCGAATAAAATATCCAGCAACTGAAAGATCCTTGCTGATATTTAGATCATATCTAAGACACATGGTTCAGCCCGGATCTAACATCGAGCCTAGAATTTCGATAGCTGTTAATTTTATATAAATTTATCTGTTGTATCTTATATTTGGATTGATTTTTTCTAGTACAAACATATATCCTAGACAATTTTCAAAATCAGTATCGGTTACAAACGGTATCTCTTTTGCCAATATTACTTTAAAAAAGTTAGAAGAATAATATTCTATTTCCCCCAAAAATATCGGCGGCGGCATACACGAATCTATAATAGGCTGACACGGACTACCTGTTATAATAATCAGCTTTCCGTTATCAGCTAATAAGATATTCAATTTTTCAAAAATTTCTTGTAATCTATTTTTGTAATTATGTAAAAATCCTCTATCGTAAATTACATCAAATTTTTTGTCTGTAGTTCCTTGAAAAAAATCTGTTGCTATAAAATTTACTTTAGAATTTATATGTATTTTTTTTGATAATTCTATTACGTCTTCTGAAATATCTATAGCTGTAACATTAAATCCTCGATCAGCAAGATATACGCTGTCGTATCCGCTTCCGCATCCTAATTCTAAAAGTTCACCAGCATTTAAATCAACAGAATCTAAAAATTGTTTCAGGTTCGGATCAACTGTTTTGATCTCCCAAGGAATAACATCGCTATTATTTTTAGAAGCGAATTTTACTTTTCCTTTATAAACGTTTTTCCAATATGTATTATCGTCCATGATAGTTTTTGATTAAATTTGTCTATTTTATATAAGTTTTTTATTTCGAATTGATGAAATAAATTCTTTATGGCTTACAGTGGGATTCATTTTTTCAAGAGTTCTAGTTTCTCGTATGAAATTTTCAGCAACATTTTTTATATCATGATGCATCATATCGTACTCTTGTTTTATTTTTACTCGATCAAATAAATCTAATCCGGCAAGCACCTGTAGATAATGTGCATCTCGAAACAAAACATACGCAGTCTGACTATTGAAGTCGTCGACTATAGGTAAGTTTGTTCGCCATTTCTCTAAATTTTCTTTAAGTGAATCTGGAAGTTCTATTTGAGAAACATCTTTCCAAAATTGTGTATTGGTTTTATTTGTGATATAATGTAATATTACAAAATCACGAATGTTCGTCATTATATCGTTTACATCTTTGTTGTATTTTTCAATAGTCTTTTCAGTGTAGTTAGGCAAGCGATGCATTAATAGAAACGCCTGTTGGATACTGGTGCCTATTGATGTGGCCTCCAACGGCTCGATGAAATTAGCACTCAGCCCAATAGCACAACAATTCTTAATCCACACACGATCTAAATGTCCAGGATCAAAATTAATATGCTTTCCGACAGTTATTTCATGCCCTAAAAATTTCTCAACCTCGGCCTTGGCCTGTTCTGCATTGATGTAATCACTGTCAAAAATATATCCGTTTCCACATCTACCCCAAACAGGAATATTAAACATCCATCCGTAGTCCATTGCTTGTGCAGTGGTCCACATATTGTATTCTTCTTTTTCTTCGGTCGGAAAAACTATTGCAGATTTCATTTTAAGATATTTGCTATGTGATTGCCAGGTAGCTCCTAGTTTAGATATCAACAATTTTTTAAATCCTGTACAGTCGATATAGAAATCTGAAGAATAGGTATTATGTTCTCCTACTAACTGTTTGATATCCCCAGCATTAGACAACTGCACATCTAAGATTTCGTCGTCAATCACATCGATGCCTCGAATTCCTGCAATTTTAGTGAGGAAATCGTTTAATTTGTTAGTATTAAAATGGTATTGATTGAAAGGAGACCCGCTGTCTGGTTCTAGATGTTTAGCATATACTTTGTTTTCCCAAACAAGGCTGGGATTAAGCATATGATTCGGTGCTCTAGAGCTTAACAATTTTCCGTATACTGTAGGATATTGTCCGTTTTTGATATCATTTTCTGGACCTATGCTGTGTAGGTAATCTTGTTTGCCCCATCCCTTAAACATAATTCCACATTTAAATGTGGCGTCGCAGTGCCTGATTACAGTTTGAAAAGGAACATTTATATATTTCATAAACTCGTTCCAGTGTTCGGTGCTGCCTTCACCAACACCTATAATACCAATTTTTTTGGAACGGATCACTTCAACCTGTAAATGAGGAAATCTTGTTTTTAAAATTAATGCAGCAGTAAATCCTGCGGTTCCGCCGCCGACCACTGATATTTTTTCTAATTTATTCATCTTTATTTTTTTCCGGAACTTGAAATTTATAATTTCCCGATACACTTATGCGATAATTATCAGACGTGTAAAATGGAGACACCGAATGATTTAACGGTGCAGGAAATAAAAAGAAATGATTTACCATATTACAATCTGCGCCAATATGCTGATGACATATTTTTCCTAGACTGTTTGTGTAGTGAAATGTGAAATGTCCAGCAAGCGGATTTAAAGATTCAGAACCAGGCGCCTGCGATTTTTCGTCTTCGATACTATAGGGAATATCAATCCAGATTACAAAACTCAGTACACCGGTGTGAGAATGGGTGGGATTAAATTCATGTTTTTCTTGAAAGTTAACCCACATCGAATCTATAGCTAATAAACAATCAGAGTTTAGAACCGCCACTGAACTAAGATATCCAAACGAATTATCAAATTCCCAAACATATGGTTCTAATAGTTTATTAATATGATCTTTAGATTTAGTTAGCTCAAATTCTTTTCTAATGTTTCCGACCAGTTGATGATTATGTTTTTTAGATTGACTGAAATTATTTTGAATTTCTAAAATTTCTTCTCTAAGGGGAGCTAACTCTTCGTCAGTGAGCACCGCGGTAATAACTCCAACGTTCGTAAATTGTAAAGTTTTTGCATTCATGTTAATTTAATCTTTAAGTTATCTACAGTTAAGTCAGAACCAAATTCTCCAAACGTAAATGAATTAAAACCTATAATTCTACGATCAGTTGGATGTAAATTTGAGCTTACTTGATGACTAACCCAACTTGGGAATATTACAAGCATATTTGGTTTTAACCCCAATGTCCAGCTTTTAGAATTTAATAAATTATATTCATCTACGGTGTAATCAAATTGGAATTTTTTCGAAAATGCAGGCTCGAACAGTAGTTCTAAATCGCCGCTATCAATGTCAATATATAACACACCAGAAAAAATACTGTTACCGTGAAAATGTTCAGCATGAAATGTATTTTGCGGATTACGTGTTGCCCAGCTATCGGTTATAGCAAACTGATTTTTAATTTTTAAAATATCGTGTACATAATGATTTAACGATTCTTGTAGGTCCGTTTTTAAATCTTTAAATTCTTCTAAATCTAATATTTGACGATTTTTTGAAATATAATTATTGCCGCCACCACCTGACATTTTTTCTTCTAAACTTGTTAAAGTTAAGTATTCAGTCGAAGATAATTTTCGATAATCTTCAACGATGAACAATGGGATACTTGCTAACGGAATGAGTAATTCTTTCATTTTATTTTTAGTACTGCAATAAATTCCATAAATAATCGATGTTTAAACTAACTGAGAATTTGCTATTTGTAACGTCGTGCTTTACTACTTATGTCGACAGTATTAATCATACCGACATAGTTGATGCAATAGAAAGAATTCAGAAAGAAGAACCAGGGAATCAACGAAGTAATCAGGGCGGATTTCAGTCGATGGTTAAACACTCTCCCGATTTTGATAATTCAGAAACCATTAGACTTTTTAATGATGTAATTTTTCCAGCGGCACAGTTAGTCGGTAAAGCGTGGTCAATCCCATCAGAGATGGACAAGGTAGCATATTGGTATAATGTTAATTACAAATATTCTTCAAATCGAGAACATACACATCCAAATTCTTTTTTAAGCGGTGTTTATTATATCAAAGTTCCGCAAGACAGCGGAAACATCATGTTTTTAAGAGCAAATTCTGAACATGATAAAATGGAATTTATACATCAACTTATAACAGAAAAAAACTTACAAATTGATAATAATCGAATCAATACCGAACATTGGTTTGCACCAGCGGAAGGAATGTTAATTTTGTTTCCGGGACACCTAACACATTACGTTCGACAAAATTTAACCAATGATACAGACGATCGAAGAATCTCGTTGTCGTTTAATTTTTATTAGGATTATTCAGTTTCAAAATCAAAATTAATCACTATCCGTGAACTGTAAGTTATGGGATAATTTCCAGCATGATATCGGTGCCCGTTAAAAAACAATCCTTGACCTTTTCTTGGAGTTATTCTTGTTAATTCAGGAAGGGGATCAGCAAATACCGGGTTATATATTTCTTCTTGGGGATTAAAAATCTTATCAAAAATAATAGTATCACCGTCGCAATCGTTTACATAATATACAAGAGTTGAATAAGGATGCCCGGTATTAAAGTCTACATGCGGCGCAGCATATTTAAAACCGTCATGTCCTTTACCTTTGTGCGTATAGCGCAATCGTATTCTTAAAATATTAGTTACTTTGATGTTTGTTTTTTCTGTAAAAAATTCTAATATTGCCCTAAAGAAGTCGTAGTGTGGTGATGCATGATTGCCATCAAATGCCATATGGAAAAAACCGACATCGTCGGTTATGTTCGGGTCAACATACTTGGGTGTAGTTCCTACTCCGTAATGATCTGGATGCCCAATACGGTGTAATAAAAACCACGGAAAATGTTGATCTCCTTGAACCCTTTCAATTACAGCATTTTGAAAAGTCTCAGGAATTACATTGTCGATGACTAAAATTTCATCTTTGATTTTGTTAATTTGATAAGCCACGATCTAATCTAATTTTTCTAAAATAATTTATAAATTCTTCGTAGGATTGATAATTTCTAATTTCTTTAGCAAACTCTTCTTGTAGATCGTAGTATGCCTGCGCAGTAATATCTCGCATGTTTCCGTGAATTGGGATTGAAAAATCTAATTCAGACAATGCCGACGTGTTGTTTAGTCTTTTGATGCCTGCCATGACATAACTATACAGTGCCCACCCTGCAGAACCGGCGTATCGAGGAAAATCATGTGATGTGGGTAGTCTTGTTTTTGCCATCTCTAACAAATCCTCAACAAACGGAGTTTTTGTAACGCCTGTATTAATGTATTTCCAAAATTCAGTGTCAGATCGCCCGCCCATATAGTGCATTACTAAAAAGTCTTTAACATCGTCGAACATTTTTCGAGTTCTATGATTATAGATATTTTGTGATCCTGCGTTTATTGTATCATCTAATGTGGACTTGATGTACTCAAATATCAAAGTCCTGCCTTGCACTATAGTTGAATGGATCGATGTTGCTTCTAACGGCTCTAAAAATGCAGAGCTGAGTCCGATGGTTATACAGTTGTTGATCCATGCTGCATCTTGTCTGCCAGTATCAAATTTAATAACTTTAATCGGATCAATTTCTTGACCTAGAATTGTTTCAATTTCTTCCTGTGCCTTGTCCGGAGTAGTAAATGCATCACAAAATACATAGCCACATCCTTTTCGATCCATCAACGGAATTTGCCACATCCATCCGTTTTTTTGTGCCCATGCAGTAGTGTACGATTCCGGAATCTCATTTTGTTTATATTTTAGTTGAAACGGTAGTCCAGTATTTAACGGAAGATTTTTTTGATAACTGACCCACTTGTTTCCTGGCATGTGCTTCATTAACACTCTACCAAACCCAGAACAATCAATAAACAAATCTCCGTCTACAGTCCCACCACTTTTTAAAACAACAGATTTAATAAATCCTTTTTCGTTAAGAACTACATCAACAACTTCGTCGTCGACATGCCTGGCATTGCGCTCAGCTAGACATTTCTTTTTAAAATATTTTCCAACCAGCACTGCATCAACGTGCATGGCATGTCGATAATTGGCAAATTGATTGGTATCTTTTTCAAAATTGGATACACCCTTATCAATCCAGTATCCGCACTGCGAAACATTAACTAATTGGCTTGGATGCAAGCGATTAAGACCGTAAGCAAATAACGCATCGGGCGTGGCTTCTTTGGTATGACTGCCGTCGATTGGACCAAGATAGTAGTCATCGATATTATTAGTCCACCCTTTGTGCTTGATTGCATATTTTAACGTGGCTCCGGTTTCGATAATAAACTCGTCGTGATCACAACCAAAGTCTGCGCCATGGTTAACTAAGATATCAGTTAGGTAGCCTGTTGTACTTTCCCCAACTCCAATCACACCAATTTTAGTAGATTCAATAACAGTAATATTATGATTTGGATGGCGCTTGGTTGCCATTAGGGCAGTTGCCCACCCTGCCGTTCCTCCGCCCACTATTACAATTTGCATATTGTTCCTTAGATAATTAATTTAATACTTATGCGTATGTAACCACAAATACAACTCGTCTGGAGCACATCTCCGGAAAACGGTGAGCGTGCCACATTTCAGGAAATGTAACAGCAGTATATTGTTCACACGGCAGAATATAACTGGTGGAAAAATCGTTAGGCCATACTATTGTTTGCCCTTGTTTACAGGTATTTAGATACATTATAAAATTATAATGCGGCCATTTGTGATCTCTGTGAGGTTCAGTATGCCCCGACCCGTTATGCCAATTTAGATTTAAATTAGCTCGAAATATTTTTTTATATTTTAACCCGTGTTCGATCATAAATCTATGAAAGATTTCTATAAAAAATTCGTAAAAATCGCCGAAGTGGTTAAGAGGTCTGTCTGTATGATCGACTGATTCGTCTTCGGTCCTGCGTAGTAATGTATGACTAAGAAACGCAGAATTAATATGACTCATATAAGGTCTCATCGATTCGGGCAAATACTCGGGAGATTTATTCATAGTTTGCTGACCAACATAAAACCAAGGAAACATCTCTCCCATGATCACAGTCTCGATGATTTCTTGCTCTCGTGGAGAAACAGACACAGCAGCACGAGTAATTAGATCCAATGGCATGTTCATGGTTATATTTAACACAGCGTATTATTCTTATTTGTCAAACCGAAACTTTAAATCTATGTACAATACAGTGATAAGTAATAAACAAAACTACTAACGGAGTATTTTATGACCCCAGACTCACCCGAAATTTCCTTTGAAAATTCTGATAATTTTACCGATTTAGCAGAATTTAGCAATGCTAAAAAAGCAACACTAGACATTGTATCAATTAATAAATCAAAGTTGTTTACAAAAGAACAATGTGCTGAAATTTTAAATAATGCCATCGAAGAATTATGGCTACCTACAAGAATAATCGGCGACAATAAATTGCATGTTGCTCGACGCCAAAAAGTTCGAGGAGACTTAACAGGATTCCCATTCATGAACATTCGAACAGTTACTAAAGATGCTAACGACGAAATATATGATTTTAATTTATTAGGAATCATCGATCAAGATTTTCCTCAATTGTTTAAGTATTCTGAAAAAGAATATTATAATTGGCATATTGATTTAAATGTAATGATGCCGTCGAGAAAAATAACATTCATAGTTAACCTTTCGGATCCCAGTGAATATACAGGTGGAGAAATTGAGTTTTTAAACATTGATACGGCTACTGCTGATATCAACGAGCAAGGAGCATGTTTGATATTTCCCTCATACATGCCGTATAAAATTAATCCCGTTAAAACCGGCAACAACTGTATTTTAGTAGGACATGTTCACGGAGCACTTTTTAAGTGATATTAAAATATAATTATTGGTATTTTTTATCGGCCATACCACCCGGTGTTTGCGACCAAATAATTGAAGCCGGACTGTCGGCAATGCACGAACAAGAAGCAAAGTATGGCAAGGATGCATCTAACGCCTCAGTAGGTGGCTGGCGACAAAAAACCAACGATGATCGAATACCTGCAAAATCAGCATCAATAAACGGTTTGCACAAAAAAGGGATCGATATTGACAAAACATATGTTCGTGATTCTAATGTATCGTGGCTCAATGATCCAGCAATATATGAGATTATTTGGGGATTTGTTAAGCAAGCAAACAAAGCCGCAGGTTGGAATTTTGATTGGGATTATACAGAAGATTTACAATTTACAAAATACAGTCCGGGGCAGTTTTACGGGTGGCATACTGATGTGGGGATAGAACCGTATAGAAGATTCGATCCGACTGTAGATACGTATCATACAAATCCAGACGGCTCAATTATGGTTGACACATTTGGAAATCCTCAAGTCGAGGATCAAGCAGCAACTGAAAATACAAATCAAATAGGCAAGATAAGAAAATTAAGTGTTACAATAAGTTTAAACGATCCAGCTGAATATAAAGGCGGAAATTTAAAATTCGATCTTGGGCCACACGGAAAAACTCGTTATCATACATGTAAAGAAATCCGACCCCAGGGATCGATTATTGTGTTTCCGTCTCACATTTATCATCAAGTTACTCCAGTTACTAAAGGAACTAGATACAGTCTAGTAGCATGGAACTTAGGAAAGCCATTTAAATGAATAACCCAGAAGAATTTAAAAAAAACAAATATCTCAATTTAAAAAAAGTTGTTCCTGTTGATCTTTGTAGAATTGTAACAAAATATGCACTGCTGAAAGAAGAACACGAGTTTTCCCCAGAAAAAGGCAACAATGCTCAAGTCAAAGATGCACACTCGGTGTACAGCGACACTCTTATGGAAACTATGATGCATTTTTTATTACCTCATATGGAGCATCATACCGGACTATCGCTGTGTCCTACATATACCTATTACCGAGTTTATCGGCCTGGGATGATTTTAGAAAGACACAAAGATCGACCTAGCTGTGAAATAAGCACAACTGTGTGTTTTGGATTCAATTATAATTACATGGACCCTGGCTATCGATGGGGAATGTACGTTGACAAGGATTCATGGAATGTTGCTGGCCCTTCTGGAGAATTTATCAGTGCTAAAAACACCGGGATAATGATAGATCAAGATCCAGGAGATTTAATAATTTATCGAGGCTGCGAAATAGAACATTGGCGAGACCCATTTAATGCAGGCCCGAACAGCTATCAAGTACAGGCATTTTTTCATTATGTCGATAAAAACGGTCCATTTTACCCGGAATATGCTTACGATAAACGCCCTGGTATCGGGTTCCGACTTGATAAAACGCATAAATAAATGATAGTATTTTGAGGAGCTATGATGATTAAAACATTTACAGTAGACAACATACAGGAAATTAAAGATGCCTGCTATATCACAGGAGTTGACCAAGTATGGTGTCGTATCCTTTTTAAAGGATGTGTAAATCCGCATGAATTTTGCGCACACCCGAAATCCGAAAGCGAGTTTTCACGTGATTTATACGAAAGACTTAAATCAGGGCAATATGGTGAATTATCCCACGGTACAGGAATGTATAGAACTCAGCCTGCAGAACAAGCCGACGTCGAAGCTAGAGTTGTTGCTAAAAGAAACCAACTATTATTAGAAAGTGATTATGTTGACTTGCCAACTACCCAAGCAAGATTCACTGATGTACAAAAAGCAGCGTGGGCTGCATATCGACAGACACTGCGAGATATTCCGGCAAGCTCAAGGTTTCCGTGGGATCCAGCTTGGCCAGTAACTCCTTGATACTATTTCTCAATAAAAAAGGCGCATTATGCGCCTTTTTTTATGTCGCAGCAATCAATTATTGTTCGTATTGTTGCGGAAGGCTTTGACCAGCAGAGGGGCTTGCGCCTAATATTGCTAAATCTTGCTCTTCTTCATCTTCATAAATTGCACAATCTGTTATCAATAGCAGTCCGGCAACACTTGCAGCATTGATTAATGCAGTCTTAACAACTTCAGTGGGGTCAATAATACCGATGTCAAACATATTGCCAAATGTACTGTTGCTTGCATCGTAACCAAACTCGTCAGTTCCTTCGACTACTTTATTCACAATAACGTCAGGGCTATCGCCCGCATTAAATGCTATTTGACGTAATGGTTCTTCCATAGCACGTAGCACAATTTGAACTCCAGCATTTTGTTCCTCATTGGCAAGTTTAAACAATTTGAGTTTTTCTTTGACTCGAATATAAGAAACTCCTCCTCCTGGAACAACACCAGAGCTAATAGCGGACTTAGTTGCGTGTAGTGAATCGTCGATCCGGTCTTTTTTCTCACCGCGCTCTACCTTAGTAGCAGATCCGACACGAATAACCTGAACGCCGCCTGTTAAATTAGCAATCCGCTGTTTGTGTTCTTCTCGTGAAAAGTATCCGTCGTGCTCTGGATCGTCAATACTGTGTTGGATAGTAGCAATACGCTCGTCGATGCGGTCTTTATCTCCGTGTCCGCCGATAATTGTTGTGTGGTGTTCGGTGATCTCAACTCGATTGCATTGCCCGCAATCTTCAATCTCAGCCGTCTCTACTCTTTTTCCAGTAGCATCTGAAATAACTTTACCACCCGTTAGAATAGCTATATCTTCGATCATTCTGCTGCGCTTATATCCCTTCCAGTCTGGGCCGCGAACTGCACAGGCTCTAATAGCGCCCTGTACATTGTTTATAACCAATGTTGCAAGAACATCAGTCTCAACACTTTCGGCCATGATAAGAAATGGGCGTTTAGTTTCAACCAATTTCTCTAAAATAGGCAATGCATCATTCATGTTTAAAATAGGCCGATCGCAGATTAGAATCAATGGGTTTTCTAAAACACATTTTTGTTTATCAGTATTGACAAAATGAGGAGAAAGATATCCTTGCTCGTAAGACATACCGTTTACCGAATCTAATTCGTCTTTGAATCCGGTACTGTCCTCGACGGTAACTACTCCAAATTTTCCAGCAGCAATCAATGCATCAGCGATAAGTTGCCCCATTTCAATGTCGTTGTTTGCAGAAATTGATGCAACCTGGGCAATGGTTTTTGGATCGGAACATTCTTTGCTTACTTTGTCTAATTCTGTAATCGCCTCTGCTACCGCTTTATCAATCCCTCTCTTTAAATTAATAGGACTGATTCCTGCAGTAACAAATTTCATACCCTCTCGAATCATAGCCTGTGCCAGTACTGTGGCTGTAGTGGTGCCGTCTCCAATATCTTTTGATGTTTGACTTGCTGCTTGTTTTATCATTCTAACACCAGTGTCAGCAAGTTTATCTCGTAGAAAGATTTCGTTAGCAACTGTAACTCCGTCTTTAGTAACATGTGGAGCACCAAACATGCGCTGAATAATTACATTTCGGCCTTTTGGCCCAAGAGTAACTTTTACAGCATCACCGAGGATGTTGACCCCTTTAACAATGCGTTCTCTTGCTTCCTCGCCCATCACAACCACCCTTGGGATCAGTTTAGCCATTTTTTAATTCTCCTTTCATTATACCGAGAACTTCGTTCTCGTCTAAAATCAAATATTCAATACCTTCGAATTTAATAGGATGACCAGCATATTTAGGATAAACAATTTGGTCTCCCTTCTTAACAACCATAGGAATTAACTTCCCGTCATCGTTTAATTTTCCTTCCCCTACGGCCAATACTTCTCCTTTGGTCGGACGTTCTTTAGTGTCGTCTGAAAGAGTTAGGCCGCTCTTAGTCTTCATAGCATCTTCGATTTTTTTAACTAATAATCGATCTCTAATCGGAACAAATTCTGTCATAGTTTCTCCTGGAATTATGTACGTGCTTAATGCAGACACTTATTTATGATAGAAAAGGTTTCAAATAAAAATAAATATACTATCAACCCGGAATATTAAATGGCAAAAATACCTGTTTTAGACGCAGTAAGAATTATACCTAGAGAAGCAGATTTTCTTAACAGAAAGTCTGGTATTCGCGGAGAGATATTTTATGACCGTGATGCAAATTCGCTAAGATTGTATGACGGAATCAGTGCAGGCGGCATAAATCTAGCCAAAGCAAATCTCACAAATGTATCTAACGCTGATTTTTTAGCCAAATCGATTGCTGCTGGAACTGGGGGTGCAGGAGGCAATTTCGAATTAACCATAGCTGGAGATGACTCTACAGTTAGAACTGTCACCAGTGGAAATGTCTTAAAGTTTGTAGGTAGCGGCGGAATCACTACAGCAACAACAGTTAACGGCGAAATAACAATCAACGGATCAAACACATTTTCAACAATATTAGTAGCCGGACAAAGTAATGTGGTTGCTGATTCAGGAACTGATTCATTAACTCTGGTAGCAGGAACTAACGTAACTATTACCACAGATGCCAGCACAGATACTATAACGATAGCAGCAGCGGCCGGAGCATCGACAAACAGTTTTCAAACAATAGCAGTAGCTGGACAGAGTAATGTAGTCGCAGACTCTGCGACTGATTCGTTAACGTTAGTAGCAGGCTCCGGCATTTCGATTACTACAAACGCCAGCACTGATACTATCACTATTACCAGCTCGGCTACATTGGTTAATGAGTTTACTGATTTAGGAGATTCTGCCGGGCTAACTGTGGATAAATTTTATCTTCCAGCAATTACTATGCTAACAGTTTCCAACAGCGGTGCAGCAGCTTACAGATTCGATCAATACGGGGCTACCGACAATCCTACAATATATGCCATCAATGGAACTACTATCGCATTTAACATAACTGCTACCGGGCATCCGTTTATTATACAGAATGGCGCTGGTGTGAATTATAACACTGGACTAACTCATGTAACTGTGGCGGGAGTAGTCACTGTCGGATCGGCAGCGCAGGGAAAAGATTCCGGAACACTATATTGGAAGATACCCACAGATATCAGCGGCGGCTACCGATATCAATGCGGTGTCCATGCTCCTATGGTAGGTAGCATCGTTGTTAAGGCATTTAGTACTCTTTAAACTGTAGAAGAATGCTGTTCCCAGTCTCTAAGTAGAGTATCGAGTTTTTTACGAATGCTGACAATATTACTTCTAGCATCCCCTAATCCCATAGGTACTCGGTTACCTGAAAACATCTCTTGATGCTGACCATCTAATTTTTTTACTTCATTGACTAGAGTTTTTAAAAACCCAATAGCTTGATTTTTTGTATCAAGGTTGGTAATTTTTTCAATTCTAGTTTGATAGTTTCGATATTCTTCTTGAAATCGTCCACTCTTAATTAGTTCTAGCACGTTCTAACTCCATTATAGTTTCAATTTTAGTTCGTATTACTGAATTATTTAATGTGACCTTTAACCCGTTATGCAGTTGTTTAGGCAAATAATCTAAGTGACTCCAACAGATAGTAGGTGCAGCCTGCGTTAAAAATTCATCTTCGACTAGGCAAACATACGTTCCGTATTCAAACCCACGATCTTCTGATAGATACAGCTCGATAGGTACTATACGACCCTGTGAGTATTGAGTCATTAGTGCGTGTGCATCTTCTAAGAGACTGTTGTTACGCTGAAATGTAGGCACGGTCCATCGATCGTTGTCTAGGATCAGTAGGATTCTACCTGTGGTTTTAGCTAAGAATAATAATCCGGCACGCTGTTGCATGCAGATACTTATCCGCCTGCTGCTTTGAAGTTCCATTCTCCTGGCATATACTCGCCTTCAAACGCCTTGAGCCATTGATCACCGTCCCACTTATACTTGATTCCTGTGCGAATATTTTGGATATGAGTGGGGGAGAATGTTTCCCCGGCCATATCGGCAGCTTCTAATGTGTTGTCCACGGGATTCCAAACGGTGGCCCATGTCTGTCCAGTCCATTCTATAATGGAGTTGGCTATGATAACAGGATCTGTTCCGTCTTGGTTTTCCCAACTTGAGTCGTTGTTGCTGGGATTGCGCCAAGCCTGCGGTCCTCTATATGGAATCCGTGTGCTGTCTGCTGGGTTAGAAGGAAGATTAATAAATCCTCCACGGTTCTCACTGTTGTTAACATCATCTAACATTAAAAATCTTAAACCAAGCGGTATGGCAGCATGCGAGCCGTATACTTCTAGAGGATTGTATTTGTAAGGATCTATGATAGCGTCTACTGTGCCTCTAGCAGCGATGCCTGGTATTGTACTGGCGATGTCGTCATTGGCAGGGTATGTGTCTGCATCTAGAGTCACAGTGAGTACAGTAGCGTCTAAAGGGTTGATCACAAACGTTCCTACTATTTCAAATCCGCTGAATTTCTTAAACCACACTTCACTGCCCGGTACATATCCGCCCTGCACTTCTAAAATCTTAGCCCACTCTACAGGCTCACCATTTTTGTATTCACGCTGATCAAGCCCAGTTGATATTACTGCGTCTGTAGGGTTCACTATAGTGAGATCATATTGGTTGTCATTGACTGAACCGGTGTTAGATTTAAACAGCAACACTCGATAACGTCCGTATGTTTTTCCAGCTAATGAAGTGTTAGGCTGTGAAGT